TTAATCATTCGGTTCGTAGACAGCTATTATTTTAAGCTCCTTCCAGGTAGGGTCAAGGTCTATGTAAAGCCAGTCTGAGCCGGACTGAAACTTAAACTCTTCGCCATTTTTGAAGACCTGGTACATGATGCGGTCGTTATTGCCCATGTACACAAAACGCCCGTCGGGCAGTACGGCTACGGGCACCCTGCTCATGGCGAATGGCAGCGGTTCCGAGCGGTGTAATACCATTTGCTTTTTGTACACAACGCCGTATCGTGGTGGCAGGATATTATCGACCGTCTGCACCAGGTCGTGCTCCGTTGCATTGATGATGTCAATGCTGAGGGTTACCAATGTATCGCTGGCGGGTACTGGCGGTTCATCTCTCATGGAGGCTTCTATTCTGAATCCGCCATACAGCAGGTAGGTATCCAGCTGTATGGTATCCTTGTACCGGGCAAAGCGCTGTGTAAAATTTGCAGGCTGCAGCTGTGACAGCTGTCCCAGATCGTCCTTAATCAGTATATCCACCACAGTACCCGGCGTGTTATTCACATAGCTGCCTGCAACGCTGAATGGCGGCCTGCCTTTGGGTTTAAACAGGTTGGCTTCCTGCATACGTAAAGTGATGGGAGTAACGATGCTGTCTTCACTGGTTACCGTCAGGTGAATGGTTCCCTGCAGGTATGGATTTGCGGTATATCTGCGGAACGTATGCAGCAGGGAAATCCTGTCAGGCTTATCTGCTGCGTTACTGATCTCCGTGCGGAGATAATTTTTCAGGGCGCCGTCAGTAGAAATGGTTTGCGGAGAGGCATAGCGCATATCGTTCTCGTTGTTTACGGCTTTGATCCAGCGGTTGCCCAGGAACAGGGAGTCCCTGACGGTGATGCGGCCTGCGGTGATAACATTCTGTGCCGGCGCATAGCCGGTACTCACCAGGTATAATGCGGCCAGCAGCAGCAATTGTTTACTCATCTTCCTCATATTATTAATCATTTGGCGCATGGCTGACAATTATTTTCACCTCTTTCCAGGTGGTATCAAATACTAAGGATGGCGGACTGGTGGCGGGTCCTCCTGTTTCTGTTCCATTCTTAAAGATGCGGATCTGACAATTGTTGTTGTTCATCATATTCATATAAGTATGATCTGACATTCCGGCCACCGGAAACAGGTTAATCGTTTCTGTCATACTACCGGTACGCATCAGGCTAAGCCGCTGCTTAAACTTAACGGCAGACATGGGAGGCACTATATTTGCAAAAACAGTTACCAGCCAGTCAGGAGTATTATTAACAATTTCAATACTCATAGCCACCAACGTGTCTTTCTTCGCTATCTGGGCAGAGTCTCTCCATGATGCGGTAATACTCATAGTACCGTAGTAGCCTTTAGCATTCAGCAGCAGTGTATCCCTGTAATAAACAAATCGTTGTGCCGTATTGTATGGCACAACGCCGATCAGGGTCATTGGCAGGAACATGACATTCAGGTCCATCACTGTACCTCGTTCCCGGTTAATGTAGGTACCGGTTATGCTGAACGGTGCTTTACCACTGGCTGTAAAGAGATCCGCGCTGCCTGTACGCAGGGTCACCGGCGTAACAATACTGTCTGCGCTGATAATTTTCAGGTTTATCTGATCGGTCAGGTAAGGATTAGTCGTGTTTCTTCGGAAAGCATGCAGCACGGTTATATCTTCCTCATTATTGCCTGTCTTGCTGGTCTTTTGCTTAATATATTTCTTCAGGGCGCCGTCTGTAGAAATAGTATGTGCTCCGGCATGTTCCAGCAGGCTGTCATTATTAACATCCCTGATCCAGTATCCGCGCAACGCCACCGAATCCCTTACCAGCAGACGATTGGCAGCAATAATATTTTGCGCTGCCAACCGGCATGTCAGTATCACCCCGCCGAGTATCAGCAGTAATAATCGTTTATTCATAAACGTTATATTAACTATCTTTTGTAAAAACGGATGGTGGTATTGGCTGTTATTCCACTGAAAAAAATCATTTTATCTGTCTGAGCTGCATAGACGTCTAATTGTATAACATTACCTGCGTTAGCTTCCAGGAGCAGATCAGACAGCAGATCTTTTCCACCGGCAGTGGTACCTATGCTGAGTGTTTGCGCAACCGGAGACACCACCGTAATTTTCTCCAGCATACTTCCGAGTATAATTCTGTAACTATTATTGGAAGTAAAGGTTAACTCCTCCACAGCACCTGCATTAATCATACGCTTCAATTGATATATGGCTGCGCTGGTGGCCAGTACCTGAGTATTATTCTCGTCGGTGGAACTGGATATAGCATTGGGCAGTTCTCCCAACCCAATCTGTGCTTTTGTAACCTTATGAGGATTAGCTTCATTCGCGAGATGCCCCTGCAACAATTCGTAATCCGCCTTTGCATTCAGCAAATCCCGGAGCCCGGTCACATTATTGATAGTGATGGTATCCTCCTGCTTATGAAAAAAACTGTCTATCAGATCCCAGAACTGCTGTTGTGTAGGATAATCACCTGTTTCAAACCAGCTTTTGAGTTTATTTCTTTCCTGAATTGGCATATTATTTTAATATTATTGCGTAGTCAAATGAAATACTCTGAACGTCGGTAGATACAGACCTGAGAAGTAATGTAAACACATAAGGAGCCAGGTCCTTGACAGACCATATGACGTCGTTATCATCATTATAATTCCAACCGTGGCTTATAAGAGATCCCACCACCATGTAATCACCATTAATTACCGGATTGAGTGAGATATAATAGTAGTTATCAACACCGACATCTCCTATCTTGAAATTCCCGGTACGTACCACCTTCAACATGTTACTGGTGGCCCTTGTCGTAGCCAGTACATTGGGATCATTAAGAGCAGGATCATTGGAGATGGCATTGGGCAGATTACCCAGTCCTACCTGCTGTTTGGTAACCGCATGCGGATTGGCAATATTGCCGGTATGCTGTAACAGGGTGGCATTCAGATTTGTCAGCGTAGTATTCAGTGTACTGATACCCTGCTTCATTGCGGCAATGCTATCCAGCCTGATCAGTTCTGAATAAGGTGCACCGCCGCTGCCGAACCTGGCATAACGCGTATAATATACCGTATGCGCTGTTCCATCTTCAAACAGTTCATCACTGTTCTCATCAATGATGATGTAGGTGCTTTGTTTCGGACCTGGCAGAAAAGGAAGCAGTTCCCCATTATGAATAATCCATCCGGCACTTACTGTGCCGTTGCTTTCCACCATGCCTGATACGATTACTTTATCCCCGCAGACACCTGCCAGTCCGGATATAGCATCACGATAGGAGGCCTGCATATATCCCAGCACATCCTGGGTAAGGGGAAAACCGCCCAGGTTGCTGAAATCCACTCTTTTATTACTCATGTCATTTGAATTTTATAGTCTTTACTGGCTAGCTTATAGCTATTAATAAATGCGCGCATTTCATCTTCTGTGTAACGCAGCCCGGCAGGAAGCATTACCAGAAAGTCCACGCTGATGTCGGTGGTTTCCTTGCGCGTATAAATGAACGGAGGTTGCCCGGCTGCTCTTCCGGCCACATAAAGCGGTTTAAGCGCTTCCCGGCGGAAAATATATTTCGGGTCGTGGAGAATATTTTCTCCTATGCGGATACGGCGGCTTACATAGTCATAGCGGTCATTCAACGCTTTCTGCAGATAACATACCTGCGGAGTAATACTCAGCCGGTACAGGTTATTCTTTCTGTTAGCCCGGAAATCGTTGTAAAGTAACTGCACCGCATATACAATCGAATTGAGCCAGGCCTGTAATACCGGTTTTCTTAATACCGGCGGTAACATCAGTGCAACCAGCCTTCTGTAATCGACATCGAAGATTTTCATCATAGGATACTGCTTTGAGGTATATATTCCACCAGAAGATCATGTTCTTCATCAAAGAAGCGCAGGTATCCGGCATCAGGCTGGTACATCACATCGAAGGATTTATACTGTTCTCCTCCCTGCCGGGCATCTGCACTTACAATCTGGGGTATTACCACGCCGTCAACCTGTTGCAGACGGTCTATCAGATAGGCAAGTACCAGTGCTCCGTTAAAAGGCAATTCTTCCAGGTACTTTTTCACTTCATTTCTTACAGGATTCGAATCAGTACCATCCAGCCGGGAGCCATTCTTCCCCAATACCAGTGGGTTGTAGTAGATGTTTATCTTCATCCGGAGACTATCCGGGTCAGTACTGCTCACTATCAGCCTTACTCCTGCATCCCGGATGGTATTCATGTAGGCAATAAATGACAGCCGCTGAATCTCCTCCAGTTTCCCCAGCACGTTATCCTTTTTAGTAGCTACTTTTACCCGCAGCGCTACTTCCTGCCTGCTGTCTACCTGTTCCACGATAGCACAGGAATGAATAATCCTGCTGGCTGCGATTACGTCCGGAGACACATTGGTATTATCATAGGTATCGCTTTCCGGCAGCAGATTAAATCCGTACTGAAACTGTTTTGCCTTCTCCGCATACCATTTCAGGCTATGAGGTTTCATCCTGCTGATAATGTCATTCACCTCCTGGCGATGCAGGTCAAATAGCTGTTCCAGCGACCACTGACATACCGCTATCACGTAAATGAATACACGATACACAGCTGTTTTGCTGACACTGTTCAGTGCCTGTAGTTCAGGTGTTACGCTTACCTTGTCCAGTATAAGCGACTGTATTTGTTCTATTGTTCTTGCCATGATTAACTGATCTTGAAGTCAATGCCAATACCCATGAATCCGATACCACCTTTCTGTGGTTCGTTAATCTGCCTGGTGATGAAAGTACCCGGATAGATATTTCGTTCCCGGTAGTAACCGGTAATACGTTGATTGATATCTTCGAATGCGGGTACCTCCAGTTGCTGACCGCCCTGCAGGTCATCTGTCAGGTTAATTCCGTTACGTACAGCCAGGTCCAGTGCGCTTGCAATGGAGCCGGATTCGCGTAGCGCAATATCAAAGAGGCACTGATGTGGTTTAACTGTTATTGCCATATGCTGCGTCAATGTTTAGCGTACCGGCTGCGTCCATCCTGATGAAATTGATTTTCATTCCGTCAGTTTCAAACTGTACTTTGATATCTGTCATGACAGCGGCAGGATCTTCATCTTTCAGATAGTTAAACAGGCCCACACCAACTACGGGGTATTCCCGCCAGTCGCCCATATTGGTAACGAGCAACAGCTGCTGATGCTGCCGGGTACTTTCACCAATAAGGAAGTCGCCGTCTGCAAATGAGAGATCATTCATTTCGTTAAGAAGCACGTCGGTCATTGTATTGTATAATTAAATATTCCGGATACGGGTCCTCCGCTGGTGCTGTTAAGTCCTGCGGTATAAGTTATTTTCAGTTGTCTGACTTCTGCTACAATAGCTTTTGCCAGTTTTTCCGCTATTCTGTCCATCGCTGCACCAGCATCATTTTTCTCCTCCGCTTCATTAAAGGCAGCTCTGATAGTGTTTCGAAGTCTGTTTTCATCAAGCATCTTTCAGTAATTTTTTAACGCGTTCTTTAATTTTTTCAAACTCCAGCCGGTTAATCAGCTCAATGGTAGGGCCATTCTGAGTTGTAAACCTCATCCTGGTAATCTCTGCCAGCAGGTCTTCCAGCACTTTGCGCAGCGACTCTCCCTGGCTCGATATGAAATAGCCGTTCTTATCAATATCCAGTACTGTTTTATCTACTTCATAATGGTACTTCCTGTCATCCATATCCAGCGTGGATGTTTCGATGACGTACAGTATACGGCTCACTTCATGCACAGATACGATGACATAGTCGTCGCTGTTTTCAATACGGGCTATCTGTACCGTACTTTCTGCTTTAGGTACCAGCAGTACTTTTCCACCGTTTTCAACGACGCTTTTCATCCTGACATCATCCAGCTCCAGACCGCTGCTCAGTACCACCTGAACGGTGTCATCGGCATTAATTTTCTTTACTACTGCCGGTATAATGGCGGCTGGTCCGTATCTGGCGGCAAAGCTGGCCATTGCTGAGGCGATATCGCTGATCTGTTTTGACATACTATTTCATCTTTGCGCCGATAGTAACAATACGACGGGCTCCTTTGGAACTATAGTTTACCTCTGTGGCCTGTACATAATACCTGCCATCTTTTTTGGGAGATTTTTTATCACGTATTTCCGCCTTGAAACCAGGTATACAGAATGGTTGCAAAAAGCAGGTAATCTTTCCTTCATATCCGTCGTAGCTAAGCTGGTCGTATTTCTTCTCTGCTATCTCCTTCAGGGTTTTCGGATCAGAAATGTTATTGACCTTTACCTCTACCTTCTGGCTGTCTTTTTTCTGGCTGCCTGTTTTACTGGTCAGGGATTTTCCGTTCTTTTGCGGGCAGGATGCGGTTACCGTCACGTTTGTCTTATCAGTGGTGCGTAATTTCAACGCATCGCTTTCAATGACATTCCATCCCATCTGATATTTCACGGTTCCTCCTTCATGTGGTTGCCGCAGGTTGGCATTCAGTACAGCACCTGTAAAAAAGAAGTCAATGAGATAGGCTTCTTTCAGTGCCAGCAATATTTCCGTCCCGTTTTTAGATTCGGCCACATACTTGTCGATTTTTACGTCCGGGAGATCCTTTGCCAGCTTAATATCTGTGCCTGTTGTGATGATGTTCAGAATATCCTTCAGCGATTTCACCTTCATTTTCTCATTGAAAGTTTTCTTTCTCAGCTGATAACTATATCCTTCACATTCCAGTTCTACTGTTGGCAGATCGTTTACACGCGTAACAAATCCTACAAACTCCTCTTTCAGCTTATCGTTGTATCCCAGGCTGATGCTGACCATATCTTCTTCATGGAATAAACGGGCTGTTTCCTGTTTATCCTTTGATACGCTTTTACCTTTGACCTCGTATGCCACAGCCGGGAGCTTAACTACGGCCTTGTCCACGAAATCAAAAATGCTTCGTGTCACCTTCACTTCCACGGGTTTGATGGAGGTATATTTACCGATGCTTATCTTGCTTTTCAGTTCAAACATATTCAGGTATTTCTAAAGTGTATTCAACATCGCTGACCAGCGTGATTTCATATGGCCTGGCATGCTGTACCCCATTAGTGACTGCCGGCAATTTAAGATCTGTGATAACCACTGTAGGCCGGCCTTTCAGGAACATATCCGTAATTATATTATGCAGTTCCACGGGAGTACCGGGTACAAACAACTCCTGCAACTTCGTCAGCTCCTCTTCGGGAAGATGATCGTCTGCGCTGACTGCCACTCCTCTCACTGAAATAACATAATCATCGGTACTGATCATTTCCTTTACTGTGCCGGATCTTTCGGGCAGGGAGGTAGATACAATTGTTTTCTTACAGGCGATATCAATAGTAGCGAATGGCAGCACGTAGTCATTCAGTTTTACGGGCAGATAGAATACTCTTCCGTAAAGGCCATTCGCATAATAAGGCTGCGAAAGGTTACTGGACTTGCCCTGCGGCAGCTTTTTCGGTTCCGCCTGTTCTTCCGGCATTTCAAATCCGAAAGCGCTCCGGAACATCTCCTTTATTTCAAAATCAGCCATGGCAAACGGTTTAATGTCCTGGTTTTGCATTTAAGTTATTCATCACCTTACGCATTTCTTCACGGATCAGGTGACTGATTTCTTCTGCACCTTCTTTTACGGTGGTGGTATGTACTTGCAGCGTTTCAATCTGTTTCCCGATGTTGATGGTAACGGAACGTTGACCGCCATCGTTAATACTGGCGGCCCTCGCCATCGGCCTGTCCTGGTCTGGCTTACCGATTTTGGAAGTATCCACCTGGGGCATCTTTCTTCCTTTCAGCTCAGGCCCCTTGCCGCCACTCATTTTCTCTACCTGCTCAACATTGAGGCCCTTATAGATATCGGGAGGCAGTGTCTCCATTCCCGGCGGTGGTTTAATCTGGCTTTCCAGCTGGTTCTTCTTGAATTCGGCCCGGCTTTTCTCTGCGGCGTCCTTTGCTGCTTCAGGCACCTTTTCCATGTCTTTGACCAGCTTATCGGTGCTGACAAGATTTGAAAAAGAATTACCTGCTTTCTTTGCTGCATCCCAGGCTTCACTCCATTTACCCTGGAAAAAGAGCATTACTGCTTCTCCCAGCGCGGCGAACCCATCCAGCAACGCACCGATTTTATCCAGCACATAATCCTTGATGATGCTGCCCAGTGCTTTAATACCTCCCCATACCGCATCTATAGCGGCTCTGAAGCCTTCAAAATGTTCATAGGCGTAAACTACGAGTCCTATCAGCATGCCCAGAACAGACACCACTACCATCAGGGGGTTAGCTTTCCAGGCGGCATTCAGCACTTCCGTAGCCAGCGCCAGGCCCTGGGTGACTGTTGTTCCCAGCACGCTCACGGCCAGATGCCATCCCAGTACGCCCGTCAGTAAAGCCAGGGAGCCTGCCAGTATCAGTGCGCCGGTGTCTCCGTCCAGTACGGCGTTGCCGAAGTCGAGCAACAGAGATGTGACTGGCTTGAAAGCATCTCCGACGGAGGTAAGCACTGAATTCATGGATTGATTCAGCTCTCCCCATTTCCCTCCAATGGTATTGGCATAGTCCTGCATACCGTTGGCGAACTGGCCGCCTTCGCCTGTGGCCATCTGAAAAGCGCCTTTGATCATTTCGGCAGAAATACTGCCTTCTCTCATCCGCTGCTCCAGCACATTCATCGCAATACTTGTCTTATCCGATATGGTCTGTAACGGGTCAAACCCCGCTGCTGTCAGCGCATCCATGGAAGTCTGCGTCAGTTTGCCTTCTTCTGTTATCTTACCGAAGGCCTCTGTCAGCTTGTCCAGTTTGTCGGCCTGCCCTCCGCTCACATCGCCGAGCATATACATGATCGGAATGATTTCCTTTGCAGCTACCCCGTAATTTTTCAGTGCAATTACATTGGGTGTCAACTGGGCTTCGTCAAACGGGGTGGCATCAGCCATTTTGGTAATCTTCTGTTGCTGGGCAACACCTTCGTCTTTACCGAAAGCTGTTTTCAGCGACAGAGAGCGTTGTTCCTTTTCGGCAGACAGCACCACTGCTTTCTTCAGCATTTCCCCGGCGCCGGACAGCACTTTACCGAAACCTTCCTTTATTTTATCTTTCAGATCATCGGCTTCATCTTCTGACTTTTTATTCTTCAGGGCTTCTGAAAACTTATCTGTATTTCCTTTCAGCGATTTGAAAGCAGACGATAGCTTGTCGCCCTGGTCAGCCGCTATATTTGCCAGTCTGGATAAATTAAGTCCCGCGCCTGTACCATGCCTGGTGATATCGGCCATGGCCGGCGCCATAGTGCCCATCAGCCGGGATAATCGTTCTAATTGTGGTTCAAGAGGGCTAGCCATTGTGGATAACATTTTTTTGAAAAGGCCCCCTCCGCTCAGCGGCTGAGGCCCAGTTGTTTTGCTTCATTTCTACGTATATCTTCCAGGATAGCCCAATGCTGTGCCCACTGATCATCGTCGAGCTGCGAAGGATCCAGACCGAAATGATAACGTAACTGGAGGTCGATGTAGAGAATAAAATTGCTCTGAAATTCGCCGTTGGCACTGGTTAGCACTCCCCCAGCTCACCTTTCTTCTTATTCATCAACTCTTCTACAAAATCACTGAGACCAAAGTAGTAACGGTCTTCTTTGCGGATCGCCTCATCGCCGCCCAGCCAGATACCGTTAATAACGGTTTCGTTGAACTTGGCAGGACTGGTGGATACCTTCGTAGCTGCGAGACTGTAAACATCTCTTGAAACGGTGCGGAGGTAACATACCCGGCCTTCAATGGTGTAGGAATAAACTTTACCGTGTTCATTTTTCCAGGCCTGGATCTGCTCTGCAGTAGCCTGGCCAATCAGTTGTTTTGACATTGCTTACTTTTTTGTTTTGATGAAATAAAAATTCCGGAGACACTTACTTGGCTTCTTTGGTGATGCGCAGGCAAACAAAATTGAGGGTTACCTCCTTGAATTTTTCACCTTGCTTCATCCCCTCTTCAAACTCTGTAAATTCTACATTGTTAATTTTGTCCGTAAGGATTTTCGCATCTCCCTTGGTGTAGCTGCAGACAATATTTATCAGGCTTCCGGGTACATCAACAATATCTTCATAACCCTTCTGCAAGGCAATCGCATTCAGCTGATCCAGCTCGCTTTTGAGCAGGGTGATGGTGCCTTCATATTTTTTGTTGCCGCGCTGTATAGCCAGCGGAAGATTACCGGCAGCATAGAGATGTTCCTTTTCCTGCGACTTTTTATAGGTGAGTCCACGCAGACCGGAAATTTCACGATCGAAGATGACCACCTTTACATCTGCCCATTCAAATTCCCTTGAATCAAATCCTGGCATATTTTTAATTTTTTAAGTGATAAGATGATAATTAAGCGGTAGTAAAGCCCAGGAATACATCGATGTATTTGAGCGCGCCTTTAGGTCTGATGCGTACAAAAATGTAGATGCGGTTGCTGGAAAGCACATTGAGGTTCGGGTTATCAATGTTTGCTGCGCTGTACAGGGATGCATATTGTGCAGGATCAGGATTCACCAGTGCTTCTACGGCTGCGGAGCCGTCTGTATTCTGACTGATCTCCCCGTTCATACGACGGCTTATTGCATCTTCAATACGCTGTTCCAGAGCTGCTTCGATAGCAGGACTGAGACGGCCACCGGCATCAACATTTACATCGTCCTTCAGCTCATTGTAATAGGTTTCATAGGCGATGCGTACTGCTTTATCGATAGTACGGCCGTTGCGCAGGTTGCTGAAATCGCTGGTGACAGCGCTGAGCATATTGTCATCACTGAACAGGTAACCAGGTGCGGCTTCGTTGCGTTCAAAAGTGATGTAGCGTTTGTTGTGCAGTGTTTCCAGGTCAACCACTTCTGTTTCTTCCACGGTTTTGGCGCCTATTTTCACCACTGCATTTTCTGCTATGGTGAGGCTGCCGCTTTTCACACGGCCGATGTTCCTTTGTACAGGCACTCTGGAAGCGCGTCCCAACGCCAGCAAGGCAGCAAGTGCGCTGTTGTCGTTTATGCTTCCCAGCACAATGCCTACATTATCTTTCACATCAGCGGTATAGTCTTTCAGGTCGCTGGCTTTTGTGTAGCCATATCCCTGAATCAGACAGCGGAATGGTTTACGCAGGTCAAACCATTTTCTGGCAAGTGTCTGTGCAGCTGCAGCAGCAGTGATTACGTCAGCATCCACACCTTCTGTTACTACCGGGGTATAACCAACGGCAGGGAATTTCGCGAGTGCCAGGAGGCTGATGTTACCGCCGGCGAAAGTCAGCAGTTTATCGGCATTGGCAGGCAGCAGCATATCTGCCAGGGTGGTAGTCTGCGCCAGGAACAGGCAGTACAGGCTGGTACCTTCTGCGGCTTCGGCAAAGAAGCCATCCAGGACAGCCAGCAATGCAGGCATATTGGAGGCATGTGTCAGCTGTGCAATGGCCTGTTTTTTACTTTTAATCAGCACGGGAGTGCCAAAACCGGCTGCGGGAGCCTGGGGAATAGCCATAATCAGCCCGGAAATGCCGTCCACATTGGGGGCCAGGCCACCCAGATTTCCATTTGTTGTGATGATATTTACTTTAGGTCTTGCCATTTCTCATAATTTGTAAATGGATGTATAGAATTGAAATCAAACTGTTTTTAATCAGGAAGTATAAATCCCTTGATGGTAGATAACAGCCGCCGGCGGGTACATACTTCATAGCCTTCCCTGCTGCCGTCGTCGTTGGTATTGCCTTCTACGGTGTAGATAAAGCGTTCATCGGCCTGTACCACAAATCCCGTATGTCCGAAACCGTTACCATAGTCCATGATGAAGATGGCGCCGGGCTTCACATAGCGGCTGCCGGTTACTTTACGCAGGCCGGTAGTACGCCACTGCAGCAATACGCCGCCGGTTTTTACCAGTCCGTTTTTTACCTGCAGGGCGTTGGCGGCTTCCTGTACACACCAGTATACAAAGGCCATGCACCAGGGTGCTCCGGGCCCCAGCCCTACACTTTTCAGGTATTGGTTTACCTCCGGACCGCTGTTGCTGCCTTTCGGATTTTCTGACACACCTTCCTGTGAAAGTGCTATCTCCAGTGCTTTTGCTGATAGGGTCATATGTTTTCGATGAGGTTAAAAACGAATCAGGTTGTATTGTATGCCGATGCCTGCACTCCAACGGAACTTTCCGCCGGCGTAGTGCCAGCCTATCTGTGGTCCTATGGAAACCCGCAGCAGTGCTGCCTGCCGGTCTGTACGGATAGCTTTCAGTCCGCTGATAACAGTATGCGGGTTGGCGCTGAAACCATCCATGTAGGCGACTTTCCGGAACAGGCCCGCCTTCCGGTGCCAGGTCACAAACCAGAGGCTGTCGCGCAGCTGATAGCTGATACGGAGCGAGTCCTTCATTTGTCCCAGGATACTGATCCATTTATCCTCATAATGAAAACGGAATCCCGTATCCGTCTGCTGCGGTGCTATGGCGGGTAATGTATCTGCAGTAACGGTGGTTGCAGTGGTATATTCCCGTATATTCTTCTCCGTTATACCTGACTGCCGCATGATCTTTTTGACCGGTGCCGGCGGCGAAGTATGTACCACCGGAGTTACAGCATGCTGCCGGCCGGCGGCATCGCGGTAACGCCTGATAGTATCGGCAGTGGCGGCACGTAGTGCAGTCAGTTGCCGTTCCTGGTAACAGCTGCGCCAGCAGGCTGCTGCGGCTGTCAGGATAAGGAGAAGAATGATGACTGTTCTCACGGGAATATATTTTTACTATTCGCCTTCCACAGCGGCGGCGGCTACTGCCACCATCACCGATCCGGCAATGAGTAAGGCTTTGGCTGCTTCCAGGAGTATCCCCGGCACAGGCATGGCGGCTGAAGGAGCCAGTATAGCGCCGGCTCCGGCCATCAATACTTTACCGGCGATCTTTATTTTTCTGAAGAAACTGGGTGTAGGAGATGATATTCTTTCCTTTGCTTCGTCAATAAATCGTTTCATATCCGTTTGTATTAGGTTAACTGTTGCAGCCCCCGCCGGTGGCCCCCGCCTTACAGGACGGGGAACAGAGGCGGTGATGTTCACGGTGTATATGTACAACTGATGCGCTGCTGAAACTGTTCCTGATCATTGTACGTTACCAGTTCCGTTCTTGTGATTACAAAGATGGGATGTTGTGAAAGCCTTACCAAATGGGCTTCTGCGCTTACTCTTTTTACAGCGGTATCATACTCCTCCGGGTAGCGCATCATGCCGGATAAAATTTTATGAAGCCTGCTGATACAGCAACTTTGCAGTAACAACATTATTTACCTCAAACAACAACACATGAGTAACGTATTCGGAGATTATTCAGCAAAGCTCATTCAGCGCATTAAACAGGCGGTTCCTGCACTTCAGTTCACCGGTGCGGACAGTGGACAGCTGGAGATATTTGACGCCACTGCAGGACTGCAAATAGCGCTGCCCTGCTCATTGATTGACTTCCGGGAACTGATCTGGGAAGATCTGACAGATAATACACAAAGAGGAGAAGGTTTTTTACAGATCAGGATTGGTATTGACCCTGCCGCTACGGATGCTGCCACTTTCCATGAGCTGCAGCAGAAAGTACACAAGGCGCTGCATGGCTTTACGGACGCGCCTTTCGGAAAATTGCTGAGAAGAAGGTCTGACACCGAACAACGGGAAAACAAATACTGTGTGCATGTTATCCGGTATGCACTGTCTGTAACAGATGTTACCACGGCGCCGGAATATACCAGCATACCGCGGCCCGTTCCGGTAGTTAACGGAGATGAAGCGCCATAGCTATTTCCACACCATCCACGGATACCGCCGGCGCAAGGCGGTCAGTCCCGGTTGCTGGGCAGTCAGCTGTTTCAGCAACCGGAAATTTTCTTCCAGCTGCAGCCGTTCGATAATGGTATAGGCAGAGAGATCAAATTCTTCCGATAATACCTGCAATATCTGATCATATCTTTTTTTGCAGAGACGGAGATAATAATAATGACGATACACGAGTCTTTCATCACGACGGGCAATCAATGTGCGGCTCCTGCCGGGAGTCCGGGCAGGCGTATCTTCCGGGGAGGAAGACAACAGCTGGGAGAATAATGTCTGTGCACCTTTCACAATGGCAAAAATAAAAAATGCTCCCCTTACGGGGAGCATTAAAATGTTGACACAGTACACTTATCGTTTGTAAATTTTTTCGAGTTGTTGTTCTTCCGGCAACATGGCCGACAACAGATCCAGCAAGCGTATATTGGCCTGTTTTACGCTTTCGGGCATTGTATCCGGATGTTCCAGATTATGCTTTACAACGAGGATAATTCCCTGCATCAATCCGATATGCACGCTTTCAGGCGTGAGCGTGGGGATATGTAATGATAAGCCTTCATTCTGATAATGCACGTTCTTCATAATTCATAGGTGTTAGCCAGACACCTGTCCATTCCCTGATGTAACTTGCCAGGTAATAGTTACCGTCTTTTTCTAATGCCATGGAGCAAAATAGGGTTCAACGGGCAGCTGCAGGACGATTAAAGATACAGGATTTAAATAAAGGTTGTACTACCTGTTTTCCACAGGTTATCTACGCGTTCAAAAACAGTTCATGGTTATTTATTTTAAGGACATCTGCTACGGGTTGGTGTTGTAATGCCGGTTGCGTGACTATGCGCCATTGCAGTAACACAGGTATCACCTTTGACCAGCAATGCATAAAAAGTTCGTCCTGAACTTTAACGTGCTTGGCTGCTTCGCCGAAGTTATAATGTACGGCGGGTCTGCTGCGGTGAATAACTTTACCTGTTGCTGCAAAACTGATGTCGGTAAATCTGCATAGCAGATAACAGATCACCTGTCTGGCACAAGCCACTTCTTTTGTGTTTTTTCCCGATAATAAGACTTCTATACGCAACTGAAGTGCGTGGCAGATTAAGCGCACCATATCCTGCGCCAGCTGCGGGTTTTCAGCTGATGAAAAAATAATATGCCGGTACAATATTCTTTTCATGATAAAGCAGTTTGTTTTCTTCTCTGCTTATGAACAGCGCGTTCTACGCGGCGGATGTCTCCTTCGCAGTCGTGAAAAATAGCGGCAGTATCTTCTGCGGAGCTGATACCGTTTGCCTGGCAGATGGCGGTCAGTTCTTTTTTGTTCACTCCTCTCAGCACAATGAAGCGGCGGCCGATACGGGAGTAGAGTTCTGCATATCCTTTTCTGTTAAGGCGCCGGCCCCTGTCTACCCGTTTCACCAGGTGACTGGTTGCGGTCATCACAATACCGCATCTGCCATGCAACAGGTTGTAGAGGGTGATGAAGAAGTATAGTACCTGATCGCTGAGTTTATCTGCTTCATCGAGTATGAGCAGCGGTTCGTGCAGCGTGCAGAGGGCATGCACTATATCTTCCATCATTTCGCCGGTGCTGTGGCCGCTGCGTTCGCATCCGATGGCCTGCAGCAGCTTTTCCAGGAACAGTTTCCGGTTCCAGTGCTCAGCACATTCCAGGTGAAATACAGCGGTATTGTTTGTGGCATACCAGGCGGCGGCAAAGGTTTTTCCGCTGCCTGCAGGCCCCGTGAGGGCAAACACATTACCGTAGGTCTGCGCATCGCGGAAATAGGTAATAAGGGTATGAAAATCCGTGGTTTCAACCAGCTGCCATTCATGCCGCTGGTGTTTCTTCTGAGGGTTCATAATAAGTCGGTTGATACGTTAATGAAGGAGTTACATGAGGTCCAGCGGGTCAAATGGCGTTGCGGGGTTACCGGAAGAAGCCCAGGATGCTTCTGCGGCCTGTCTGATTTCCTTGACCATTACACGGGCCTGTAATAATCCGGCCGCATCCAGCTGATGCTGTTCCAGGATGCTTTCTCTGTTTTTCTTGTTGCGGAGAATAGTGTCGATGTAGGCTTTCTTTCTGTGCAGCTGCCGGAAAAGTTTCTCCTGGTCGTCTGCCTGGTAATCGGCTCTGGCAGCGGGCAGCTTCTCATAGCTATGCGCTATGAAACGCAGCTGTTGCCCATCGGTGACGAGTATACGGGAAAAGTTATAGGGATCGTAATACGCCTGTATTTTTTTCCCGGCGAATCTGAGGTATTGTTCCGGTATTTCATATTCATGCACGTTCCCATCAATGGTCAGACGGATACCACCATTGGTAATGGTGTTGGAATAATCATGCAGGATACCGAAAAGAAAGAGGAACTGTTCTTCACTGATCTCCTTTTCCCTGGCCAGCTCACTGGCGTTAAAAGCGGCTTTCCATACCTCCTGGCGGGTCATGCCGGTACGGGGCTGCGGATCACGGCGCAATCCGTCTATAAAGGATTCCAGGATCTGGCAGCTGTCATCTTTGTGCGGATATAGTCTTTTGCTGCGTTCTACATGTTCGGGGTTGAGCCGGAATCCGGAAGTGATGTTATTGCCGGCGTAATTGGGAAAACGTCGTAAATGCTGATGCCAGCGGGTGCCGAAGGTACGCTCTATGTACTTTGACCGTGGCGCTTTGGCGGCTGCGGCAAAATAACCGGGGTCAATACGCTGGTAGAAGGGCAGCAGGGCCTTCTGATTCCAGCGGTCTGTCTGCAGCTGATGCGGCAGGTACCAGCCGCCTGTCAGCTCCCGGATATGGTACATGGCATCCAGGTAAGCCATCTTTACTACGTGCACGCTGAGGTTATCTGCATAAAAGAAGCCGAGGGGATAATCGTTGAAGGCATCACTGATGACCACTGCCCGGAAGCGGTGATAGTACTGCACGGATAACTGGTTACCTTTTCCGGTAGTTTCGTTTCTGAAATACAGGTCTATGTCGTTATCGTCTGAACCTACGAGCAGCAGCGGCGCTGAGGGCCGGAAGCGCTTGATATGCCGGCCGTAGCGGTTATACCAGGCGGCATTACCTTCCCGGAATAGCTGCAGCTGATAATTGTTGCTGCGCCGGTGCAGCCCTACGGTAGCAGCGGTGATGGCTGCATAGCCGTGCGCGGCCGCCCACCGGTTATATGCAGCAGCAATGATGGTATCGTCGTGCTGATTGGGGTGCGCGATCAGTTCCAGTAACATGGATTCGGACAGCTCATCTTTAATTTTGGCACTGTTGCGGTTACCGAAACGCCAGTCTATCAAGGCGGCATATCCTTCCTGGCGATAGCTTTTTATTCTCTCCGAGAGCCGTTTGTAGCTCTGCGGCAGCGCCACGCTACGGGCAGCTGTCAGCTCCGGTATCAGCTTCCAGAAATGTTCCATGGTGATGCCCAGCTGCTGCCGTACGAAACGTTTATCGTCCTGCATCCTGATGAGCATATTCAGCCAGGAAGCAGCGGTGACATACTTTTCTACCTGCGCGGGAGAAAGACATTTATCTGTGCCGTAACGGTATTCCAGGAAGAATTTTTCTGCCCGCGTATCTTTTACCACCAGTTCCAGCAGCGGCTGCCTGCTGGCATATTCATAGGGGTTGCCGAAGTGCGCAGTAATCATCTCCTTGTAGGCGGGAGGCAGGGATTCATAAACAATCAGCACGGTACGGCCATTGCCGCCCCGCTCCAATACTTCAATTCTGTTCCTGTTTTTCAGGGAATCATATGTACCTTTTGGTACCAGTCCGCCGGGATGTTGCGGTGTGCGTATAAATTCGTGTCCTTCAATACATAACCGGTGCTGCGGATCAAACTTCATAGGTAAAGAAGTGTTTAGGATGGGTCAATGGATACTATCTTTTAGGCAATTGATTTTTTTATCAATAATTTTATGTTCATTTGAACGATACAAAAATATAACTATTCTTATATTGTCAAAATCTTTTTTTATAACTATATCTATATTCAGCCAATGACCGAAGGACAACGCATATTATTTGTCAGGAAACTGATACAGAAGAGCCAGCAGGAATTTGCCCAGCTGCTTGCTGTATCTCAGGCGGCGCTGTCAGACATTGAAAACGAAAAAAACGGCATTTCCTACCCTGTATTTAAAAAACTGGTGGAAGAAATCGGTATCCATCCCTATTGGTTTCTATGGGGACAGGAACCCGTTTTCCGGGATATATCCTTTGCAATAAAATATAACATAGGTTATAATTATGCAAGCGCAACTGCAGGCGCAACTGCAAGCCCGGCACCTAAAAAGGCCACCATCAAGCACCTACCCACCCCCACAATGGAAGACGTTATGAAAGAATTGACCGCCCTCCGGGGAGAAGTGAATAAAATAAAGCGCAGCAGCAAAAAAGAACGATAA